TTCGACTGCATCATCCATCCATTCTGTCACTTTGGACTTTGCAATGGTCATTTAAGCACCTCCTATGCCAGCGTATGCACGAAACGTGCAATGCGGACGTTTTTGTTTTCATACACCCAGGTCCAGTTGGCGCCGTCTTCCAGCTCGCCGTTGGTCGGGGAGCTGCCCGCAACGGTGCCGCCAGGCCCGAATGTGCCGGCGAATGCGACGCCCCGTGGGTGGAGAATAAAGTGCTGGCGGTTAATCAAGTTGTCGTCTCCCTGTAAGCTGTCCCGGTCAGTCTCTGTCGGAACCTGCGGCGCACCGTTGCCCAGCCCAATGGCGCCTTCGCCGAACAGGTACGTGACATACGCGTCGTTGCCGCCTTCCCCTGCGCCCGCCAGTACCGGCAGACCGTCATCTTCGATAACTCGCTTGCCCAAGAACATCCTCACGGTGTAGTTGCCTTCGCTGTCCGGGCGGAAATCAATTAAGTCGTTTTTCGCCAAATGCGTCACCGTCATGCTGTGCATGGCAACCGCAGTCAAGCGGTCTTTGGCGTCACCCATGACCTGGGCCGCGTCAAGAAACGTCTCGCCGCTGATGGTCCGGTCTGCTTCGTTGGCTTCCTGGCTGACGTCGTGGATGTTGTCGGCATTGCCTGCTGCGAACACACCCTGCAGTGTGCTTATCAGTGTCGCTTGCCGCCGGCGTGCCCAATAGGACGCCACCAGCTCACCAATCGCACCCATGGGGTCGTCGCCGGCCAGTGCAGCGGCCAAGTCGTTTGCACCCCAAGCACGGCCGCGCATTAAGAGCACAGCCAGATCACGGTTGGCTTCGATGCGCCCGACACCTAATGGTGCCGTGTCGCTTAATACTTCGTCGTCGCCCGTCAGGTCTTCCCAGAAAGGCATGTTGATGGTTCTTCCGCCGGTTTGCGCCAACCGGTCAAGCTCCGGGTTGTTGCTGATGATGCCGCTGGCCTGCAGCTCGGAAAGTTCCGCGGTGCGCTCAATGACGTACGGGTTAAATACCTCCGGTACGATAACATGCGCTATTTGCGTGGTCATTTGTCAATCACCTCTTAGCGTTTTATGCCGGCCTCGGCTTTCAGTCGTTCTGCCAAAGCCGGGTCGTCTCGCCTCAGTCTCCCTTGTTCCGTTAGGTTTCGATGCTCCGGCAGCCACGGGTTCTTGGTCTTCTGGCCCCCGGCCCCGGGGTTGCTGCCACGTCCCACGCCCCGCTTCTCTGCTTGCGGTTTGAGGACTTCGTATTCCGCTATCGCCGCCTCCAGTGCTTCTTTTACACCTTGGATATCGTCGCCGTCGACCGTGACAGCCGAGAAGTCTGCCAGCCGCACGGCCGCCTTTGGGTCGATGCCCATCTCTTGCGCCTGCAGCTTGGCCTCGGCAGCAATCGCACGCCGGTTCGCTGCGTCCAGCGACTCCTGCAGTTTTTGCTCCGCCTCCTGCTTTTCCGCCTGCAAGCGCTCCACTTCGTCCATTTTGGCTTTCTTTTTCTCTTCTTCCAACTGTTGCTGCCACTGCTTGCGTTCTCTTTCCAGCCGCTGGGTGATGATGCGGTTGACCTCGTCCTGCGAAAATGTCTTGCCCGAGTTGTCCGGCTCGTCCGTGGGTTCGCCGTTCGAAGTCTCCTGCTCGTCGCCCGCCTGGCTGTCTTCGTCTTCTGTGCCGGCAAATAATTGCAAGTCAAACCACCGTTTCATTTTGCATTCCCCTCTCCCGTTTAACGCCTGTCGGCGATTCCAGCGGCAGTTTAAGGTCGTGACACGTGTGGACCTTACAATGTATCATGAAATCTCCGGCGCATTCGTGGAAGCTATCCCTCCCTCGTAATATGCCGCAAGTCCGCCTGCATCTGCCGATAGCGCTCGCTGTCGGCTTCTTTCATGCGCTTGAACCCAGCAAACGTCTTGGGTGCGTCGTCCGGCAGTGCCAGCTTGTACCGCTCATACTGCTTCCGGTCTTCCCGCTCCCGCCGGCGCTTGGTCTGCTCCCGTTCGTACGCTTCCTTCTCGGCTTGCGTTCGTGGGTCCCGTTGAAAGCTACGGTTCGATTCCCGCGCCGTACTGTCGACGTCGTCGTCAAACTCCGGTACATACGGCCGCAAGCTATGGCGGCAGTTCGGGTGTATATTGGCGTACCCCTCTTCAAATGCTTTGTCTAATGCAGGGAAGCGGTCGTCATTGCCTGATATGCTGTATACACGGCCTTCCAACGGTGCGCAAATCTCGCACGGGTTGGCGTGCGATGTGAACTGCACGTGGTCACTTTCGAATTCTCTCTGTTGGTTAATCAGCGCCGTGTTCGTCACCTCCCGGCCTGTAGACCGGATGGCCATGTCGGCGTATGCGTCCAGTCGCCACTGTCGGCCCCGCACGTCACGGAACGCTGTGAAACCACGATCCGACATCCGCTGCAAAAACTTCTTTTTCGCCTCCCGCAACGTTTCTCCAGTTGCTTCCCGGTCGCCGATAACATCCAACGCCGTGCGTCGCCATTGGTCACGGATGCGGCGGCCCACAAAAGCTGTGGCATCGGTCATGTTTTCGACGAAGTTCTCGGCAATGACTTGCACGGCCCGTTTGTGGACCGTCTGGAAGTCGGCACTGACAGCCGGGACGTCGGCGCCCTGGCTGCGCCACCACGCCCGGGTCTCTTCGAGCGCTTGCTTGTACGTCTTCGGTATCGCCTGCTCGGCCCATTTCTTCGTGTGGCCATTCACTTCTTCCAGTGTATTCTCGACATCCCGCAGCAGTGAGCGTTGAAACTGCGTCGACGTGCCCCTTGCTTGCTTTTCCGCTATCTTTTCCAGCAGGTCGGTGTATGCTTTCTGGTAGATGCGTATCAGCTGCTCTTGTGCTACGTTCGCATCGAACGCCATGGCTCACCACCCCGCTATTCTTCGCCAAAGTCAATGTCGGCCGGCAGTGCGGCCGGTGGCGGTGCTTGCTGTTCGGCGATGCGTTCCTTCTCGGCTTCCAGCTCTTCGCCTTCCAAACCGTACAAACGCCGGAGCACCATGTCCAAGCTGGTGATGCCAGCGTCCATCTGCATGGCCGCAATTCGTGTCTGCTCCTCATCGTCTTCCGGCAGTCCGTCATGCCAGGAGAGTGTCACTGCGTCCAACTCGGCAGCGCCTTCTCGGCCCGCAGCCACTTCCAGAAGCGACGCCACCCACAGCACCCGCTTGATGACCGGCTCCATGTGCATGCGGATGCGTCCCACTTTGGCCAGCGTCGGCATCATGCGCAGTTTGAGTGCGGTTCCGCTTTCCGCTCCGCCAGCTTTGAATTGGCCGAACGCGGAAGCGCTGGTCTCGGACAAGATGTACAGCTGCTCCTGCAAGAATTCCAACAGCTTGAAATTGGCGTCTAGTTGCCCATCCCATGTCACATAACCCGGTTTCGTGCCGCCGTTAGACACCGGAAAAAACCGGCTGCTTTTGACTTCCCACTCGCCGGTCCCCATGTCCTGCTGCAGCGCGCCTTCGTCCCCGTACATGTTGGGGTCGCTGTGCTTGTCCATAATCTTGGACATTTGCGCCACCCTGGCCGCCATTTCGCCCACGATGGACTCCAGGTCCTGATATCCGTCTTGTCCGTATATCTGGTTGCTGGTCAGTGTGCCGTGGACGGGTTGCACCAAGAATTCGTCGATGCCCGTTGCTTCGACTTCCGGTTCTTCGACCAGGTCCCGTATCTGGTAATCGACCAACTTGTAGACCCGGTATTCGACCTCACCCCGGCTGTGTATCTCGACTTTCAAGCGCCTGTCCCGGTGTTCGCCGACTGTCCAAGCCAGCACCCGGTACAGCGTATGGCGGATGTCGTCTTCGTCGACGACGACAAAGAAAATTTCCGGCGGCACCACGTCAATCGATGCTCCCTTGCCGTCGTCATAACGCACCTTGAACACCCCGGTGCCGCACACGTCCACGTCCATGGTCGCTTGGTACACTTTGGACCACAGTTCGTTTTCCCGTAGAAGTCGGTCCAGCGCTTCTTGCTGGCCATCCTCCGGCGCACTGGCATCTGGCGGTTCCCCGGCCAGCAGATCGGCGGTGAGTGTAGTGGTCCTCTTGAACCAGTTCAGCACCACGGCATACGCTTTTCTGGCATCTTCGTCTTCCCGCTCGATGCGGTCCCAGAACTCCTTGAGAACCATCTCGTGCTTGCCTTCAAACAGGAGGCGGTTGCGTTCGTAGTTGCGCAGTCGGTCATCTTCCGGCTCTGGCCACCACATCTTGCCGGCTTCCAAAAATGTTAGGTCTGTCAGCACGTGTTACCACCCCCTAGGCTTTTTGACCACGGGTGTCTCCATGGTCGATGGGAATAACTCGGTGAGACCCCACACCAGTGCGTCCACACGGTCGGGGCTTTCTTGCGGCTGGTCTGCCACAAAGCTGCACATCTGGTCTTCCAGCAGTTCGTGCACGCCGATGTGGCTTATTTTTTCTTGTTCATACATCGCGGCGATGGGTTCTGCCCGCACCCGCTTGCCACGGCTTGCCGTTACTTTGCGATATGGAATGCGACGGTCGACCGTGCGCAGCACACTTTCCACTAAGTCGCCGCCGTTGTTCGTTTCTGCCACAATGCGGTCGGCACGGTGTTTGTGGTATGCTTCCACCGCCACCCTGGCCCATCCGTCCGGTGACTGGCGGCAGCTGTAGTCAGCCAGCACATAGCCCCGGCCGTCTAAGCCCTTGCCGGCTACGATGATGCCCGTTTCGTCGCTCTCTTCACCGCTCGTCACTGCCGGGTCAATGGCGACCACCACCCGCGCCAATTCTGGCGGCTCCTCCCAGCGTGTATCGTCTATCATGTGCCGCTGCCACAGTGCGCCGGGAACGTCGTCCAGCACTTCGGCATATAGCTCCTGCCGACCCAAGCGTGTGCCCTCATAGCGGCTGATGATTTTTTCCAGAAACATGGGTGCTAGGTTGTGCTTGTTGTCGTACGTCGAGCCCCGTGTGACTGCGGTGGTGTTGGACTTGAGCAAATCTCGAATAGCTTTGATGGGTCTCGGCGTGGTTGTCACCACCACCCGAGGGTTGCCTAGACGCAAGCCAAGCATCAGCATGTCCCACGCTTCCGGGTACTGCCACGCTGCCAACTCGTCGGCCCATGCCAGGTCGAACTGCGGACCCCGCAGACGGTCCGGCGTTTCAGCAGCATACGCCGTGGCGATGGCCCCATTGCCCCACGTCAGCCGGCGCTTAGACGGTTCGTAGATGGGACGGTCTTTCGGCGGATAGCAGGCCAGAATGCCGGACTGACCCTCAATCATGATGTCCCTGGCATCCGCTGCTGTCGGCGCCACCAACGCCATGCGCTTGGCTTGCCCGGAGTCGGCCATGTAGCGCACAAACTCCGCACCGCAGCGGGTCTTGCCAAACCCCCGCCCAGCCAGCACTAGCCATGTTCGCCAGTCGCCGCCCGGTGGCGTTTGGTTCTCTCGTGCCCACATGCCGTACCAGTCATACCGCAGCACTTCCGCTTCTTCGTCACTGATCTCGGTTAGGACTTCCATTAGTCGCTTGGGGTCCTTCTTGCGCCAACTTTGCAAGGAGTGCTCCTCTTGCGTCAGATACACTGATCGCACCCCCGTCCTTTCCGGAAACTTCGGTGTCGTGCTTTTCTCTTTGGCCTAGGTATTGCTTGCCCAGCCACACCATCATGCCGGTGTTTCCGTTTTCCACCGCTTCCCACTGTTTGCGGCGCAAGCTCATCCTCCCATGGTCAATCCCTTTTTTATAAATACGACAAAATTCTTCGTCTCGCTGCAGCGTGCGGACGCTGACGCCCACGGCCGAAGCGATCTCTTCCTGGGTACACTGAATCATCGCTAGCCGCTCAATCAACCCGTAATCAAGCTGAGCTTTTGGCCTTCCCCGCTGCGCCATGGGTCGCCCTCCTTAATGACAGTTTTGCAAGCACTCCAATTCCCTTGACGTACAAAAACGGTGTCTCTATGGCCGCCACCAGAAGCTTGGCAATATAATGTCACCTGTCCAAGTTCAACGCCATCCACATGAACCCCAAAATCACGACTACAAATATCGCCAT